GGAAAGAAAACACCAATTTGGATGGAAGACTTGAATGAAGTCTATTTATAATTAACTAAATAAATAACAATGAGAAACTTTATCTATAGAGCCGAGGAGTTAAAGGATTCGCTAACACAACTTCGTGAGAACGGAGTAAGCAAAGGAGCTTGGACGGGATTTGATTCCCTGTTTGACAAGTATTCCGTAAAGAAGGGATCTACCACATACATCTATGCTGGTGCCCACCAAGGTAAATCCCAGTTTGGATTTGAACTGATGATGAACCTATCAGAATATTCGGGTTGGACTTGGGCCGTGTATAGCCCGGAGACTGGATCACCTACCGAAGTGTTCGCAGAACTACTTTGGGTATATCTGCGTAAGCCTTATCTGGTCAACGACAAGGTAACTGCTTCTAATGAAGAGGCTGAAAGAGCAGTGGAATTTATCAACAAACACTTCTATATCATAGACTCCGGTCTACAGGACCTCAGCGTAGAGGGTTTCTACACTTGCGTCAGTGAGATAGAGAACAAAGGTGTGAAGATAGACGGATGTCTTATAGATCCGTTTACGGAGATTAAGACAGATGTAAGTGCTGGAGTTAGAGACGATATCGCTATTGGCCAAGTGCTGACTAAAGTACGCAAGCATAGTAGTGATAATAACTACCATACAATAGTTACCGTTCATACAAAGCACCAGCAAGCCAAGTATAAGAATGGTATACCCTATGTAGATAAGCCTACAATGAACGATATCGCTGGAGGTATGCAGTGGTCCAGAAAGGGTATGATGATCATAAATGTATGGAGATGTCCGTATGGACTTGAGGATGCTAATGGCGTTCCTTACGAGCCTAATCAAGTAGAGATCACTGTTGTTAAAGCAAAGCCAAAGATTGTAGGTAAGTTAGGTAGTGTTACACTATACTACGATAAAGTAAAGAATAGATACTATGAGCTGGATGAGTTCGGGGGTAAGCGATTTGCCTATGACAATCCCGATAAGCCAACACCAGTTATACCTACGCCATCACAAGAAGAATTAGAATTTTAATGGAAGCAGAAAGAAGTTGGGCAGAAGCCTATAGAAAGAGTTGGTGCGAGATGATTCGCGCCTACATAAAGTTCAACCTTGTAGACGATGTTGAGGTCGTAGATTACAACATCATCAAGATCAAGGGCAGAGACTACAAAGTTGACATAACGGACTATACTGGAATATCTGAGCGGTATATATTCTTTAACCCAACGAACGGGCGTATGGTCATTGAAAATGATGGCCGTAGAAAAGTTTATAAATTTGAGGTCGGATTACTTGATTAATTTCATTATATTTACTATATGAACACAAAAGAATTGATTATAAAAACCTCTCAAGAGGTAACTAATCTACTCTTAGAGAAGAACGCTGCTTACGGGGACTCGGCTCTTAACCCCGTAGGCATCTTCTCGAGAGGTAACGCCATTGAAAGCCTATGTGCCCGGATCGATGATAAGCTTATGCGTATCAAGAGCCGAGGTATTACCGACGCCACTGAAGATACTGTGCAGGACTTGATAGGATACCTTATCCTCTTGAAGATCGCTATACACCAAGAGAATGAGTTGGAAGAAGAATGAAAAAGAGTTATTCAATCACCTAAAGTCTAACTACATACAAGACCTTGAATGGTCCGGTGACGAGTTCTCGCACTACGATTGCTACTCTATTAAGTATGAATGTGATATAGAACTTAAGTGTAGAAACAAGCACTACGACGAACTACTGATAGAGAAGTACAAGTACGACAAGCTCCTTATGAGAGCGCAAAAGTACCTTACAATACCAGTATACATTTGTCAAACTCCCGAAGGTATATTCGCTTTTAATCTCGCTTCACTACCTCAGCCTCAATGGGAAACCAGAGGTATGCCAAAGACATCCCACTTCAATCAGCGCCAGTTCGTAGATAAGGAGGTGGGATATTTTAATATAAGTAATTCAAAGAAATATGAGTAAAGAAGACTACAGGGAGGTAAGGTTTTTGCTGCCAAAGGCTCCAAGTCTTAACCAGTTCTATGCTGGTCGCCACTACTCAGTAAGACAGAAATATAAAAAAGAATACAATGCAGAAATTAAAAACGTTTTTGATAGGTATGATAAGTTTTTTGCTGATACCTATAAGATTGATCTCGTTCATAACACTCGCTATGATTGCGATAATGTTATTATTACCATTAAGTTTATCTCGGACTATCTTAAAGACAACGGCTATGTCACAGATGATTCTAAGAAATACTTCAAAAGCCTTAGCATTCGTGTTGCTGATGATGGAGAAGATGTTGAGAAGAACGAAATCCTTGTTAGTTTAAAGCTTTATGGATACAAGGAACTACCAGACTTGTAAATTAATTAAGAATAGAATCGACCTTTATCTCTATGAGATGGCTCGACTCTTTACTTATATAGGCACAGATTCTACTGTAGAAGAGATTCAAGATGCTTATAGAAGGGAAAAGGAATACATTGAATTAATTGCAGAGCTTGATCCAGAAAAGGCTGAAAGACTTCGCTCCTCTTATTAATATGTGGACTGAAAATTACTACGAAGATCTAAGTGCAGATGAAGCAGATTTCATTCTCGATATATATCGGGTCATCGACTCTTTGGTATACTACGACCAGTCAGTTACATTGGTGCGACTGGGATTTGAGCTTGGCGTAAGCCCTCAAGAACTCGCTGATTACTTACCTACTATCGTAACTATATTAACTAAAGTAGAGGAAGAATATGCCGAGGTACGACAAGGCTCTAATTGAAAAAGAAGCTATACGCTCCGAGAAAGAGGGTAAGTTGTCTGAAGAGCTGGGTAATTTCATACTACAGCGTAGCATAGAGGTTGCGGGATCCGCATTTGTCACTGATGGTAGCGAAGAACTCAAGCAGGCGTTGATCGACGCCGCTGTAATGAGGACCTGTGAAAAATTCCTGCATTATTACAAGAGAGGCAAGTCTGCTGCAAATCTAATTATTAGTATTATATACTCAACAATGACTAATAAGATAGTATCACTTAACCACAGTGATGTCTATGGTCACAACATAAAAGGTTACCTCACCTATATAGAGGATGGTGAGAGCGTTACCAAATTAAAACGCTACATTAAGGATGATTATTTAAGTGAGAAATTATGATGGAGATTTATAACGATTGGATACTTGTCAGTTCGGTAGGATTAATGTTTAGTTTTCTTTTTATTTTTGAACCCTATGGTTGGGTGATGGAAAGAGTATTGCCTTTTAAGCCATTTAACTGCGTTCTGTGCCTTTCTTTTTGGTGTAGCCTACTCTTGTATAGTTATCTTGGAATTAATCCCTTATACGCCATTTATACAGCTTTTATCGCAGAGCTGTCTTACCGAAAGTTAGTTAATGAATAAAGAGAAAAATGTAAATTATAACAGTGGTTGGCTCTTCCTTTATTGGGACGAGCCTCTTTTTTCTAACTCTAATACTAACGACAATGCCGATACCTGTCCCGAACCTAAAGGAAACAAGACCTGAATTTATTGAAAGATGTATGAGTAATCCTAAAATGATTGAGGAATACCCCGACACATCACAAAGATTAGGAGTGTGCTACACTTCTTGGACATCGGAAATTAAAAAAGTAAAATAATGGAAGGACTAACAAGAGCGTTCCATATGTTCTTTGAATACTCGGAATTTGATTCTCCAGATCAACCCGGGAGTTACGAGAATATGGATGTGGCTTTTCTTAACAAGCTAACCAAGGCTCGTGAACTCGCAGCTATTGGATTTAAAATCACAAGTGGATACAGAACTCCGGATCATAATGAGAAGGTAGGAGGAGTTTCTAATTCAAGTCATACGCTTGGACACGCTGTAGATATCTACGCACCTACCTCAACACAAAAATATATTATTATTAACGCTCTTCTTCAAGCTGGGTTTAATCGTATTGGTGTGGCTAAAAACTTTATCCACGTTGATGATGACCCAAGTAAGAATGAAGATGTAATTTGGACCTACTAATGAAAAATGATTTTGATGTAAGCGACTCATTCGCTGACTTCGTAGACGAACTATCTAATGACGAAAAAAACGATAACGCTCAATGCTCCATTGATAATCCAGAGTGTGAAGCTTGCGGTAGCTAATTATGGGAAATCCAATAACGAAACTATTCACAGGGGGTGCGAAGGAAGCTGTGGAAGCAGTTGCCAATGTGGTAGATAGATTTGTATCTACACCCGAAGAAAAAGAAGCTGTGCGTCAAAGCATAGAACAAGAGATTACCAAGCGTTGGCAGGCCGATAGCCTTACCGATTCTTGGTTAAGTAAAAACGTTAGGCCACTAACCCTTGCAACTGTTATGATATTCCTTGTACTTATGACCTTCTTTGAAGGCTTTGGTATTAGTAGTGTTAACGAAAGATGGATTGGATTATGGGAGCTGGTAAGCGTAACAGTCATAGGCGGGTACTTTGCAGTAAGGACCGTGGACAAGAGAACAAAGATAAAGTAACGTGGTGCGAATATGCACCAATAGAATGTACTTGTAAAGGTGCTTGTAATAAGAAGGGGGGACGTTAATCGTTCCCCTTTTCTTTTTGGGATTCTTTATATCCCTTCTCATATTCAACGTGCATCTCAAGAATATAAATTCTATCCTCTATGTCGTTGATTACAACAATCTTTTTATCAAGCCTTTCGTGTACGGTATGTAGCTCCATCTTTAGAGATGAGAACTCTGCATAGATACCACCCGCTGCAAACACTGCCGCAACAAGCCATATCAACATAGACCAATTTTCTTTTATAAAGGATTTACTTTTTTCCGCCATTGCGCTTATTCATAAAGTACCACTTCTGTGCGGTGTAACCTATGGATGCTAAAAGCAGTAATATCTTGAGGGTGTTCTCCAAGTTGGAGAATGACAGTGCCATTGTAGAGGCGTTGAATAAAAGTACTTTGATATCTGTAGTGTCCATTACGGGTTATAGCTTACTCCTCCGTCTTCGCAGGTCTTGTTTGTAATGCCATCTTGAGGGTAGAACACATCACCTTGGTAGGTATCCTCTTCATCAAATAAGTCATTGTCGCAACCATCGGCAGTAGCGATTGCTTTAATTGCCGCATTGTCAAGGATATAGTTAGTGATACGCTTGTTGATATAAGATAGTTTACTATCAACAGTAGTAGATATAGTGTCAAGTATGTATTGGTCTTGCTTTTGCTCCTCTGCTTTAGTTGTTGCAGTAGCTGTGCGTAATATAGAAATAGCTGCCTTCGCAGAGTACATAGCCAAGGTATACTTTACCAGCTTAAACAAACCTTGCTCGGCTACATTTAAGGTTTCTGCTAATACTTTAGCCTCAATATCCTCATATAGACAAGTACCTAACAAGTCTTGTATTGATGTGTATTGCTCTAATTGGATTAATGCCAATAAAGCACCTCTGTCCATACGCTTCGGTAAAGGGAAGTTTTGGTACAGGTAGTTATCGTCTATGAATATTACGTCAACCATTATTATACGTCTTCAGTGTTAGCACCTTTAATACTCTCCAAGTTGATTGGCTGCTCAACAACAGATAGATTCATTTGGTCATAACCTACAGTAGCAAAGATTCTGTTTACAGAGTCTAAAAGAATTTCTCTATTAGGTAGCGTTTCAGTCGCTCTAAATATTTGGTAAGCCGTAACAAGTTCGTTACCTGTGCCTCCCAATTTACCACTAACCATAACACCAAATAGAGTAGGAGAAGTAACGTTGTGGGCTGTAAGTATTTTGGCATCATTAAGTTTTGATAGAACGTCTACCGTCTTGTCTAAATTGGAAACGTCTAATGGCTCAAATTTCGGAGCGTCCTCTTCTTTCTTTACCCAAGAGACAATAAAGTTATCTGCGTCAGCACCTGTGAAAGACTCCTTAAACTTGTTGTACTCCTCACGCTTCTGCTCTGCACTCATATTTCTACCGATGAAGGTAGCTAATACTCTTGGCGTAAAGCCGTTCTCCGCAGAGTTCTTGATGTGCTTACCAAAGCTAAAGTCAGACTCAATGTAATGGAACGCAGAGATGTAGCTGGGTACACCATAATATGGGTTACCACTGTACGGGTTACCTACATAAAGGACCGCTTCAGTACCGCTCTTATCAAACTTATTAAAAGCCTTAATCTTACGAGGCTCATTGTGCTGTACAGAATTAGAGCCATAGCCGAAACTTCTACGGACGATGTAGTGTGTTACCTCACCTTTATCATTCGGCTCCGCTACACGCACTCCTTTAGGGTCTAAAGACTTAAATTCAAGTATCTTTGTACGCTCCTTGTTCCATCTAACATATAATGCTAAAGCACCCTTATGCTCGTATTGGAATGCAGCGTGGGTTAGTACCTCGTACAATCCCTTGTTGTTACCACCACAGTGGTTAACGAAAGCCTTGAGTTCAGCTTTAGATTTGTTGGTAGTAAGGAACTCATCAGAGTAAGAGATGTCGTTACCGACTACCATCTTTGCTTTCTTTGTTAAGATACCACTATGCACTGGAGATTGACGTAGCATCTTCTCAAGGATAACTGGGAAGTCATCGTTAACACCAAACTTAATGTAGTCACCTACAAGAGTGTGTCCTAATTTGTAACGACCATTAAGGTCCTCAATAGAGTTCTCTAACTCGTTTGTTGCAATAGAATGCTCTGTAGCTTGCACATAAGTGTTAGATGCAAAAAATTCTGATATATTAGATAGTAGTCCCATTGTTATAATTTACAATTTTAGGTTACATCATCAACTATGTCCGCAAGATATGTCTTTAGTTTTTGGTCTAAATTATTTACGAATTGAGGTATTGCTCCATATCCGTTGTCATATTGTATGTTTGGATTGGCATTAAAGAAAGCACTCAAGTCGTTAACATACTCTTCTTTTGTTATGTTAAACTGCAATCTTGCTGTAGCATCAGCCATACCAGTAATTACAGGAAGCATCTCTTGAGAGCCGTAGGATTTAACCTCGGTCAATTCATTTGCTGTTAATGTAACCGAAGTGTAATAAGGGCTTAAGTGATACGCTACAAATGGCAGGTTATTCGTTGTTCCAGATGTGGCATTTACATTTGTATGATGAATATAATCTCCACCAACAGAAGTTTTAACATACATCTTATAAGTTCCTGCAATCAAATCACTTAAGTTGTATGTGTTCGTATCTACCAATAAAGAGCCTGTTAACTCATTTCCCGCATCTATAACTCCTTGTGCTTCAGATAAGCTTGTAGCGAAAACTACAATCATATTATCAGCTTCACCTTCTTGAGTATATATTTGCTCACCGGGTGCTTCAGCATCTACTTGATTTGACAACACTACACTATCAGAATAAATACCAGTGGTTAAATTATTGTATTGATAACTTTGCACCTCTGTAAGATACTTGTAGCTGTCACCACTGTTTGTTATAGTAAGTTCATACTCACCACCTTCAATATCGTTAGATAAAAGGTCTATGTTAATCTGAATGAAGTCCTTACAGGAGTCAAGGTTGTTAAGGTCAGTAAGGTTGGTAATCGTTAGACTACCAGTACCTACCACCTTATCCAATGTAACGTCAAAGCTGTTCACCGTAAAGGTAGATAGCTTGACAAAGGATAGAGTATTTACTACTCCTGTCTTAAGTCTTTTCATTGGTATATTTTATTCCTATGGTATTTTTAACCTTTCCGTACAATATGTTATATAATTTTTGTACGCTGATATTTAATTCACTTGCAGCAAACGCTATAGAGTGATACGTTTTTCCAGTAGATTCAACATACACATCTCTATTATTTGCTCTACCTATCTTTTCTTTAGATTCTTTAGTATGTTTCTTACCATAAAAACTATTTTTAGAACCAGTTCTTGTAGATGCGTAGTCAGAAATTTTTTGTTTCTGTTCTTTTGTTTTTTTAAATCCGTATGATGGATTATCCTCCCCTTTGTTTTTGCCATATCTTGGATTAGATTCTTTTGTTCCAAATCCTATAGCGGTATTCTTTAGGTTGTACGATAATTTATCATTTGCAGCATCAAGTTCTTCAAGAATAAATTCTTCCAATTCTCTATAATGCGGACCAACGTATAATACTTCTCTTACAAATGAATTTGACCTTTTATTGAAAGCAGAACTAAAATAAGTTCCGCTTCCAATATAACCATCATCAACAGTTCCTTTGTGACTGCCGATATAATACATACCGTTAGAGATATCAATCCATTTGTAAACGAATCCGCTCATTAAGGCAAAGTTACCTCGTCTTCAGTTGGTTCGGGAAAAAAATCTGGACGAATTTCTTTACATTTTTCGGTCCACTCTCTGATTGCCGAACTGCTTCCAAACGTATGTATTCCCATTGGTGGACACCAAACCATTTGAGCATCCCAAGAAGGTTCTGGTTCTCCATCCCATAGCACGTCCAAGTGATAAGTGCTACTCATCACTGGAGCCGTTAATTCATTACCTTCTTCGTCATAGGTTCCTTCTACCTCAACTAAATTGCCCAAATGAACAATTGCGTGGCTATGAGTTGAGTTACCTTCCTCATCTACGCCTAAAGCGTTAATCTTTGTAGTGGCTGCTCCTTTAGAGCCAAAAGAGTATTTTCTAAATGTTTTCATAATTATATAGTTGTTAGGGATTGACATTCGGAAGGCGTTAACGCAGTCCCTTTGAAAATCAATAATTGATTATAACGAACATTTGTATTTGCGGTTGCACCATCATTCCAAGAATTTAATTCAATTTTTGTGTTTGTACTATCAAAGTTTTGAAGATATACCGCAGATGTACTATTGATTTTCTCAACTCCATTCACATAACAAAGCAAACGATTTGAATTTCTACTTATCACTACCTTATTACGGCCATCCACGAATTGCTCATAACTACCGATTATTGTTGCAGTATAACCACCAATACTACTGCTCATTTCAAGATGGAATCTATTTAGGATTTTATTTCCATAGAAACGCCACCATTCTCCCGATTGTCTATTTCCAACAAGAGCAGTTGCGCCACTACCATCATCATCTACATCCTCAACATCAAAGAAAACGCTAAAATCTCCGCTTCCAAAATCTGCATTTCCGCTTTGTGATGTGGCGCAAAAATCATCAACACGACTCACACTACTCCCATAGGTAGGGATGTAGGATGTTGCGTAACTTCCTGCTTCTGCTTGTAATCCCCAAGCGTAAACCGAACCCGTTCCATTTTGAACATCGGGGTATATTTGCACAAAGTTGCTTGTCGCTCCCGTTGTAGTAGTTTCAAACCAAATGCGATGCCATCCGTTTCCATAATCTTCAATATCATAATTTCCGTTTACAGCATCTTCGCTATATAAACTAAAATCACCCGAAGCATTTATATTATATTGAACTTGCTTTCCTTGATTATTTCTAAATCTTAATCGTGTAGCAACACCCGTTCCTTTAAAGAATCCCGACCAAATGTGATTTGTTCCAAGTGTTCCTAAACCATCTTGTGCACGACCAGCATCATCACTATTTGCTTGAACCTTTGTAACTAAATTACTACCATCGGGAGCAGTAACATTCTCTAATGAAAGAGTAGCACCATTCGCAAGAGAAAAACCACCCTCAAGCCATTCGCTATTTGTCACAAGATTAGTCCGTAGTGGCTCTAACAAGAGTGCAGGACACGAACTATCCGTATAGTCCAATCTTGGTACATTATCAGTAATACCTCCCTCTACGGCAGTAGTAGTCGTTTCTATGTAGTCTCTTGCTACAAGTCCCTGCTCAAGTTGGGCATCTTGGATGTAGATATTACCTGATGTGTGAGTGATATTACCATTACCTACTGCGGGGTAAACACGAACTAAACTGCTTGTCTCGTTAAACGAAATACTACAACGATACCAACCGCCTCCAACATCTTCAATCTTGCGGTCAATCAACCCACTTTGTGTAACACCCAATGCACCATTTGCTAAATCAAAATATGATTGAGCCGCAGTTCCTGATGTGTTTACTCTTAAACGAATCCAATCTTCGGTTCCTGCCTTTGCGTAAATACTGAAAGTTTGAACTCCACTTAAATTAGCAGATTCTTCTAATCTTTGACTACCAGTTCCACCCGTAATATCTAATAACCAAGCATCGTTTGAACCATCATAGCCACTTTGTCCACTCGTTACACTTATGTTGGTAGTTATCCAAGTAGTATCAAAATTATTACTCTGCAACAAGAGGTTTTGAGTCTCCTTCTCTATAAACCCATCTACATTAACTCTCGTAGCAGCACTTGAACGAGTGAAAGTAAAATCACCATCACCACTAACAGGCTTCTGCGAGTAGACCTTTCCTGTTTTAGTTCCGCTTGGTATAAGTACCAAACTTGATTTGTCGTATATACTTGCCATTATTTTATTTTTTCAATTCTTGACAATTCGTACTTGTTTGCACAATGTCCGTTAATCATACTTCTAACATAGCTTGGTGTTATACCTAATTCTTTTGCTGCTTCCAATGTGCTTTTATATGTCGTGTCATTCAAGTTGCAGTAAACACTATATTTAATCTTACCTCTTGTAAGGCTCTCACAAGCCTCTTTAGAGCGTTTCTTGCCTGTAAGCGACTTACGCATCTTCTCAATGCCTTCAGCACCCATATGACCTCCCATAGAAGCATTCTTTAGGTTGTAAGACATTGGGTCGTTTGCTGCATCCAACTCTTCAAGAATAAACTCCTCAAGCTCTCTATAATCTACACCATTATACACAATCTCTCTTGAGAACATCTCTGGTCTTTTAGAGTAGGCTCTGCTAAAATGGATACCGCTACCTACATACTCATCATTAGGAGAACCCTTGTGGCTTCCTATGTAGTACATTTGGTTAGAGGAGTCAATCCATTTATATACGAATCCTAAACTCATCTTATAAAGTTGTTAAGGCGATACATTCGCTATCAGTTAATGCCGTTGGGAATATTAACAATTGCTTCCAATTAACTCTTGTAGGGTTGTTGTCTAATTTAAAATTTCCAAAAGTGTTCCAATCAGAACTCGCCACCCAAGAGCCTCTTTTAACTCCATCAGTAAAAACATTAATGTTAGTTCCATCAAAAGATAGAGCAACTTTAATTCTTGTTCCGCTTATTCCGTGATAATAAGGATAAACAAACCCATTTATTGTCTCAATAATCATAGTACTTCCATATGATTGATATAAAGCAACACCAACTGCATTCCGTTGAACAACCCAAGTTGTTGGGTCAAGAGTAAATTCACCTAATTCATAAAACAAGGTATATCCTGTTGTAACACCAAGAGATGAAACATTAATATTACTTGCATTATCAAAAGACCTCGTTACACTTGAACCATATGTTGGTATATATGAGGTAGGGTAAGAGCCTTCTTCAAGTTGTGCTCCATAAACAAATAAATCACCTGCTGCTGATGTTGAGCCTCCATAGCCTCCTGTTGCACTATCACTTATATATAAGTATATAGTAGAACCAAAAGCATTAGTTGAATCAAAATTAGCAACACAACGATACCAACCATTGCCGTAATCTTCTATATCACTTGTTGTTTTAGTTCCTGTTGAACCAACAACACCTGTTGAAATATCAAATCTTGCATAGCCCTGCAAATCACCACTATGAACTAATTGAACCGCAGTTATATCATCACTTTTAACAAAGAAAGAATAAGACCTTGCAACTGAAGTAAAAGGCATTGAACCTAATGCAATTCTTTTTTGTGCACTACCGCTTGGCAATGTTAGTTTAGCAGCATTTGAAACACCCTCTGGAGAAGTTGCATCATTATCAGTTATTGTCAATCCACTTGGTGTCCACGCCCCAATGTATTCTGATTGAGTAATTACATTTGTGCGTTGAGGCTCAAGTAAAAGAGAAGGACACGAAGCACCACCCGAATAGTCAAGGCGAGGCATATCCTCCAAGATACCTGACTGCGCTGCGCTTGTCCCTGTTTCAATGTAATCAGTAGCTACCAAGCCTTGCTCTAATTGAGCGTCTTGGATGTAGATGTTTCCGCTTGTTGCAGTTAAGTCATTATCTGCTTGTGCTGGATATATTCTTACCGCAGTTGTAGAAGAATGATTAAAAGAAATGTCAATTCGGTAATATCCATTGCTAATTAATTCTATATTAGTATCAATCGTTCCAGATGTAATTCCAACTAAACCATTCACTAAATCAAAGTAGGCGAAGGATGTGGAACTGCCAGAGGCATATAACCTCACCCAATCTAATGTACCTGCTTTTGCGTAAACACTAAATGCTTGAACGCCACTCGTGGAAATACTTTGAAAAATCCAGCCTCCAGCAGCAGTTAAATCAATTTTCCAAGCATCTGTACCACCGCTTTTATCCGTTTGCCCACCAGTTTCCGTAGTAGATGCATTACCCCAAGTCGTATCAAACTGATTTGATTGCAGCAAGAGATTCTCTCTACCCTTCTCAATTAAGCCATTAACATCTACCCTCGTAGCAGCAAGATTTGAACCCCTACTAAAAGTAAAATCTCCACTACCATCAGTAGGTCTAATACTATACAACTTACCATCCTTGTAAGCAGAGGGTATCATTGCTAATGATGCATCCTTATATAAACTCATAATATCT